GTCCCGCATTTCGTCGTAAAGTTTCGCTTCGGTCGACCAGTTCCGAAGCGCGTTCAGGTATTCTTCCCGAATCTGGCCGCCGATATGCTTCAGGCCAGTCACGCCGACGACGGTTCGCGGGTTCTGGCCCTGGGCTTGGCCCTGGTTGTTATTGCGGAACGGCCGCCTTTGATTTTGGCGACCGTTGTTCGGTCGATTGTTATTCGGTAGGGTCTTTGAACGGTTGTTTTGTGTCGTCATTGCTGGCCCCCTTTTTCATTCAAGTTAAACTTATGTTAGTTTGATTTTACCATCATGTCAAATTGAAACAATGGAGATTTCGGATTTTAATTTCTCATATTTCAAATGAAGCAATTTCTCGATATAACCAGCGTCAATTCCATGAACAAAGAAATGACATTGTCCGCAAAGCCAAAGCCCTTGAAGATAATTTTCGTCGTTCCAATGATGATAATGAAGCTTTTCAGCGTGGCATTCACAGAGTTCGCAGGTATCCTGCGGGCGTTTTCTTTTACTTACTCGCAAGCTGGTTTTCTTACCAGTTACAGAGTCTCTTACGGAAAGATAGTTCCTTCGGAAATATTCCCTTTGGGAAAGACCGCCGTATGTCGTGTGATAGCCTTTCAGGATTTGATGAACACGTTGGCTACTAATTCCAAGAGATTCACCAATTGCACGATAACTTAAACCTTCATCCCGTAACTTCTTCGCGTCTTCGAATTGACCTTCCATACTGTCAATTTATACCATATTAAAGTTGTCAAATCAAGTCACTCACGCCAGCGGGAAGTTTTCGGTTCAGATTCGACCCCTTGCCGAAGGCCCGTCAAGCGGGGCTTCAAGAAGCGAAGACCATGAACCAGGACGTCGACAATGTCGTCATGGGCCCCCGTTGGAAAGTCCCCGATTTCCTTCAAGAAGTCGGCCAGCCAGGGCGCGCGTTCGGGAATGAAGACCTGGCCCGCTTCGATAATGCCCGTCACGGTATTCGCCCGCGTGACCTTGTCGTCGACGGCGGGGATTGCCCGAAGCGGGACATGCGTGTCGCGCCGAAGTTGCTGAATCAAGGAAATGCCCGAAGACTTGTCTTCGATGATAACGCGGTCGGGATTCCATTTGTCGTATTGCGCCGTCGCCGCCCTGGTCAGGTCGGGAAACGCCAGGCGGCCGACGAAAAGGTCAAGGACATAATACCTGGTCGGGATTCGCGTTTGCGCCAGCGTCAGGCATGCCGAACGGTCGTTTTGTTGTTTTTCTTTGTGCGCCGTGTCCCATATCTGAATGACGCGGGACATGGTCAGTTCGCCCTTCGCATTCCGTGGAAGCGCGTCGGGGTCGTATGACTTGAACCAGGCCGTCTTGATTAAACCGCCGCCTTCAGGCTGGGGCTTGCCGCGGTATTGGGCCGACCACCAAAACGGGCCAGCGGCCATTCTGGACTTCTTCAGGGCCGTTTCGTCGTATCGTTCGGGCCATAACGCTTCCCCTGGTCGGCGGCCCAGCGGGTCATTGTCTTCAGCCAGCGCGGGAAGATTGACGATTTCCCAGCGGTCGGGCTTGACCGTTTCGTCTTCCAGGATTCCTTCAGGTTCGTCAGGCGGGCTTCCCAAAAGCGCGCCAGCCAAGTCCTGTTCATGCCAGCGGGTCATGATCAAAATTATCGACCCGCCTGGGGCAAGCCTGGTTCGCGCGACCGTCCGATACCAGTTCCAGTTCCGCCTTCTGAAAATGTCCGAAAGGGCTTCGGCGTCGTTCTTGACGGGGTCGTCAATGATAATCAAGTCGAAGCCGCGTCCAGTGAACGGGCCCCCGATTCCAGCCGTGAACATGCCGCCGCCATAACCGCGAAGATTCCAGCGGCCCTTCGCCTTCGTGTCCTTCCGAATGTCCAGGCCCAATTCGTCGGCGTTGTCAATGATTGTGTCCTTCGCCTTGCCGCCCCATTCGGCCGCATAACCCGCTTCGTAAGACGCCATGCCGACCTTCTTCCAGGGGAACTTCTTCAGGAACCAAACGGGCGTCCAGTGTGAAACAAGTTCGGAATTACACGTCGGTAGCATTTCGTCGCCGGCAAGAAAAGTGTGTGAAGGATGTTCAACTTCGACGCAAACCGTGTCAGCGGTTCCCGCCGTCTTCAGCGTGATGTAGTGACCGCCCTTCGTGTTACGTTTACAGTATTGTCGCTTTCGGGGTAGGCTGGCGGCGAACTCACAATAAAACATGACGCGATATTTTGGGCCGCAATCCCGACCGTAAAGCGTAGCCCGCCCAGGAATGATGTTTGATTTTATTCCCAGGCTTGCCAGAAGTTCCTTGACTTGAAGGGAAAGGTCTTCTCTGATTGTCGTAAATTCGACTTGACCATCGCGGGCAACATATCCGTCCGTATCAATCAAGCCTTGAAGAAGCGCGCTTCTTTGTTCGCGGCTGGCCCGAAGATACTGGTCGGGAATTCGTTTTGAACCCAAAATGCCTAAACGCCGAAGCGGGCGGCGAAGCCCCATTACGCCAGTATTCCGCGGGTCGGAATGTCGCCTTGTTTTATATCCTTCCGATTCAATTCGTTCACTGATAAATTGCTCGTCGTCGCCATTGTCTGAAGTGAAGTAACCCGATTTCGAACAACCATCGCCAAGCCAAACGCCCAGCGTGTAGGGCGGAATCGGCAATATCGCTTCGGGAAGCTGAAGACCGCCATGTGCTTTGACAAGCGGCGCGCGGAATTCCTTCATGCGACTTTGCCGCTTAAAGAGCCATTCCGTTTCATGTTTCTTGATAACGTTCGGATATTTTCGGTCAAGCCTGACAAGCCATTCATGCGCGGCGTCGGCGATCACCGTTCCTTCCGTATCTGTATTGACTTCGTAAACCGACCTATCTTTCCAGATTTGAGAAATGGCGACGACCCGCGTTATCGAACCGTCGCCAGCAAAAACACAGTCGCCGACTTTCAACTTCCCGATAGCCGTCCAGCCGTCAGGCGTTGGAATGGGTGTGTCCAGACGAAACGCTTTGCCATGCTGGGGCGGGATTGTGAAAATGAAGAATCGCTGGCCCAGGGCGACTTCGGTTATCTTTTCGGTCAGATATTCGATATGCTTCGGCCGCGAATAGGCCCCGCGGGAAAGGTAAGCCCCGACCGTCGCGGGCGTCCGCGTCCAGTTGCGAAGGTCTTCCGCCTGGCGGATATTGACCGCGACCGCGGCGTCCTTCAGAAGATAGGGCGTTCGAGTAATCGTCATTCGGTTGCCACCTTGATTGCCTTCGCCCAGGCGCGTGCCAGATGAACGGGAACGCCGTTTCCAACCGCTTCGCCAGCCTTCGCTTTCGTAAACGCTGGAAGTTGGAAATCTTCGGGCAAGCCCTGAAGACTACAAAGTTTCGCCCAGGGACGCGACGGTTGATATTCGACGTTCCTATGAAAAACACGCATTCCATGTGCCGCTTCGCTGGCCATTACGGGGGGTTCAGTTATCGGGCTTTCGAATAACTTCACGTCGAAGTGAATGAGGATTGCCCGTTTTGAACCGAATTGAAAATCTCGCCGACGACGTTGGTCGCCGCCGAACCAATGGGCGTCCAGCCTGAAACGTTGGACATGATAGCCGTCGACTTCGACGTCTGGAACGCGCGGAACGTTTTCAATCAGGAACCACGCTGGTTCAGCTTCCAGAATAACTCTTTTCATTTCGGCCAGCATAGCGCGGCCGTAAGTTTTCGCTTTGGCTTTTGGATTTATGTTTGCCAAAGGACTAAAATCCTGGCATGGCGGGCCGCCGATTATCCCGTCGAACTTGCCTGGAATTGTGCTAAACAAGCGAATATCCCCCCCCCAAAGAAGGTCAGGGCCTCGAACCACGCAAAAGCCTTCGTCTTCGAAGCCACGGTCAAGTAATCCTATGCCGGGGAAAAGACTTAAAACAAGCTGTTTCATTCCGCCTTCCAGTTTACTTCGATTTCAACCAGGTCGACAAACATTTCAGGATTGTCTTCGACCCTATCGGCGGCGGCCGTCATAAGTTCGATGGTCACGCGCTTCCCCAAAAGGGCCGCCCGTTGAAGCTTTTCTTGCTGGGCCTTTGTCATGAAGAAGCGATTGTTCGGCGTGGTCGGGGGCTTGTATACCACTTCGACCGTCAGGGGGCCGTGTCGTTCGTCCTGACGGCCCTGGGGCGGGTCGGGAACAATTTCCCGCCTGACCGTTTCGGCGATTGCTT